CAGATGTGTATAAGAGACAGCTTTTCTACCGACGCTACCTTCGGGGAGGATGACGACTACGCAGGGGACGACGCTACTTTCGGCGGGGCCGAACCCGATATTCTCCCTCCTCCTGTTGAGGAGCCCGAGCCTGGGGGCGGACAAGCCGGTATGGACAACCCCCTATACGGGGACAATCCCTTGACTTATAATGTAACGGATCTCGACCCCTATAAGTTTATTACATCTCCCGCGACTATGTATCCGAATCTATTTAAGGACGGTGGTATGATTGGATTTAGACCTCTTGGCTACGCCAATGGCGGCATGGTCATGGCAGACGACGGTACGATGAGCCCCCGACCTCTTGGCTACGCCAATGGCGGCATGCCCCGTGGCTACGATAATGGTGGTGAGGCGGTCGCGGTAAATAGACAGACCGTACAGGACTTCATGGAACAGCTTAGGAGTGCGCCTGTTGAGAGCCTGAATGATTATATGTACCGCAACCTTGACGCTCTTAAAATGGCTGCCCAAGACCCTGCCTTCGCCGAACAGCTTGGTGAGGTTATGGCACAGACCGGGTTCGATGAGCATATGAGACAACTTATGGCGGGCTCTCCCCCGGCTCCGGGTCTAGGAGGGCCTGTTTCGGAACAGATGCCCCCGCCTCCGCCACAGATGCGTCCGCCACAGATGCGTCCGCCTCAAATGCCTCCGCCTCAAATGCCTCCGCCACAGGTGCCCATGGCCATGAATCGTGGCGGCATCCTGTCTCTGAGGCGTATGTAGATGGCCCGCAATCCCCTTCCTCGCAGTAACTTCGGCACGGCCTCTCTTGTAGACCGCCGAAATTCTTTGCCCGAAGTGGAACTGGAGGAGGGCCTTTCGGCTGACGTGGATATTCAGGACGAGTCTATAATCCAAGCGCCGGGCATGGACATAGAGTTAGAAGAGGACGGGGGCGTCGTCATAAACTTTGACCCTTCCGACCTTCCTCCCGTCTCGTCGGACTTTTATTCCAATATTGCAGAAGACCTAAGTGACCGGGCCGCTTCTCGGATCTCGTCTGATCTTATTGAGCAGTACGAGTCCAACAAGCTGGGCCGCAAGGACTGGGAAGAGGCGTACACCACGGGTCTGGAGCTTCTTGGTTTCCGTTACGAGGACCGGGACGAGCCCTTCCGGGGAGCCACGGGTGTGACGCATCCACTGCTCGCAGAGGCCGTGACGCAGTTCCAGGCGCAGGCTTTTTCAGAACTCCTGCCTTCGGGAGGGCCTGTCCGTACCCAGGTCTTGGGCAAGCCGACCCCGGAAGTTGAGGAGCAGTCCGAGCGCGTTCGAGAGTACATGAATTATCAAATCACGTGTGTGATGAAAGAGTACACGCCTGAGTTTGACCAGATGTTGTTCTACCTTCCGCTGTCCGGTTCGACCTTTAAGAAGGTGTACTATGACGAGTTTTTAGACAGGGCCGTGAGCCGGTTTATTCCTGCCGAGCAGTTAATCGTCCCGTATACTGCAACCGACTTGGACACTGCGGAGAACGTCACCCACGTTCTTCAGATAACCGAAAATGAGCTTCGGAAGAAGCAACTTGCGGGCTTCTACAGTGACATTAAGGTGACGGCATCGCAGTCTGATCCTGGCAGTGTCAAGGACGAGATGGACGAGATATCCGGCGTTGAGCCGACGTATCTCGACACCGACGTAACCCTTCTGGAGTGCCACGTAAACTTGGACATAGAGGGCTTCGAGGATGTGGACGAGGACAACGAGCCGACAGGCATCAAGCTCCCGTACATCGTCACGGTTTCTGAAGAAAGTGGGAAGCTACTGAGCGTCCGCCGCAACTACGACGAAGACGACTCGACCCGCAAGAAGAAGCAGTATTTCGTACACTTTAAATTCCTTCCGGGCTTTGGGTTCTACGGCCTTGGTTTGATACACATGATTGGGGGCCTGAGCCGCACGGCTACCGCAGCCCTACGACAGTTGATAGATGCAGGGACCCTGGCCAACCTTCCTGCGGGCTTCAAGGCTCGCGGCCTTCGCATACGAAACGACGACGAACCGCTTTCGCCGGGCGAGTTTCGTGACGTAGATGCACCAGGGGGCGCTATACGTGATTCCTTGATGCTGCTTCCGTACAAGGGTGCGGATCAGACTTTGTTTCAGTTGATGGGTTTCTGCGTAGAGGCGGGCCAACGCTTCGCGGCGGTGTCCAACCTTCAGGTGGGCGACGGGAATCAGCAGGCTGCGGTCGGAACGACCATTGCAATGCTGGAGCAGGGCGCGAAAGTGATGTCCGCGATACACAAGCGGCTGCACTATGCCCAGAAGGATGAATTCCAGCTTTTAGCGTCGGTGTTCAGTCAGTACCTTCCTCCGGAATATCCATACAACGTCGTTGGTGGAGAGCGGTCCATCAAGGCAGAAGACTTCGACGACAGGGTAGACGTTATCCCGGTGTCGGACCCCAATATTTTCTCCATGGCGCAGCGCGTTACGTTGGCGCAGACCGAATTGCAATTAGCACAGGCGGCTCCTGATCTGCATAATCTGCACGAGGCGTTCCGCCGGATGTACCGGGCGCTAGGTGTCAAGGACGTGGATGCTATTCTAAAGCCCGTGGACCAGGGAGAGCCGAAGCCAAAAGATCCGGCGACGGAGAACTCGGACGCCCTGGACAGTCGTCCATTGCTCGCATTCCAAAAGCAAAATCACGCGGCTCATATTATGTCCCACCTTTCCTTCGGAACTTCCGGAACGGTGGCTCAGATGCCTGCCATCGCCGTGGCTTTGCAGAAGCATGTGCTGGAGCACGTCTCTCTGAATGCCAAGGAACAGGTCATGGCTCAGATGGCCCAGCAACTTCAGGGCCGTGCTCCTTCGGAAGAAGACGCGGTTCAAATCGAGTCCATGGTCGCGGAAGCTGTCTCCCAGGGGATGCAAGAGCTTAAACAGATCAGTGCCCAGCTAGCCGGGGGAAACCAGCCAGATCCTTTGATTGCTTTGAAGGAGAAGGACCTACAGCTTCAGGCACAACGCGATGCTGCGGACGCTCAAATAGACCAGTCTCGTTTGGCTTTGGATCGACAAAAGGCAGAGACAAATGCACGGTTGGGGGCCGAGCGGATACAGTCCAGTGAAGAGATTGTCCAAGCCCGTATAGATGCGGCCCGTGAGCGCGAGTTGATGAAACAACAGGAATAGGAGATTGTGATGGCTGCTTCAGTAGGCGTAGTACGCAAGGGTATTGTCGTGAAGGACCAGGGGTATGTTCCTTATGGTGATGCCAAGACTGAGAAGACGCCGAGTACAGAAAAAGGGACCAGTGTTTCTGGGACCAGCACTGGTATGGGCGCTGCGACTCGTGGTGGAAAATATACGAGTTGTTAAAAAGACTCCTGATTTAGTCAAATGTTTGACACGCTTGTCTCGGGGCATGGTCAATGACGATGCGCCCGGCTGACATGGACAATCTTGCGGCGTGTGGCGGGGCCGTCGCAGTCGTACTGAACTTCACGTTGTCGGGGCAGTTAAATATTGTCATCGGCCTCGGCGTGGGCGTACTGTCCTTTATTGTTCTATTGCAAAGATACACCATAAATAAGCGTACTCTTCGGGGCAAAGGCGGGGATTAACGTGATGCTATGCGTAAGATACTCCTCACTGCATTCCTGACGCTAGTGTCGTCGATGGCTCTGGCCACGGACACGGTCACGTCCTCGACGGTTAGCTCCACCGTGGCCTCTAGCTCTAATACCGTAGCATCGACGAGCGGGAACACTGTCGTTGACAAGGCCACCACCGCCGCGACGGCCAGCAGTCCCTCGGTCGTAATCAACAACAGCGACATCTGCGTCACCGGGGTATCGGGGGCCGTGCAGACCAGTATATTCGGGGTATCCGGCGGCGTCACCATCAGAGACGAGAACTGCGAGCGGCTAAAGATTGGAAGATTTCTGTTCGGCTCTGGCCTGAAGATTGCTGCCGTGTCTCTCCTCTGTGAGGATCGACGGGTGTTTGACGCCATGCTACAAGCTGGGACGCCATGCCCCTTCAAGGGCCTGATTGGGGACAAGGCTAAGAAGCTGTGGGCCGAAAACCCGGAGTTGTCCCCAGAGGGCAGCAGAGTCAGGAAAGATGCGGCTGAAGCAGCGGTTGCCAAGAAGCGTGCCGAGATGAAGGCCATGCCTGATACGACGGATGATTTCCACACGGATAGATACGGCGAATGAGACCCCCACTCACCAGCTTGGCTGTCTTCTTTATAGTCGCCGCCCTGTTTCTTTATTGCAGCGTTGCTCATGGCGAGAGCCTGACCACCTCCAATCTTGTGCCAGGAATGTCCGACTTTACCACGTCCGGGGGAACTTCTTTTGGTACTGGTGCGGGCTGCGACGAGGGGGCCTTCTGCACCGCTGGAACCAACCAGGAGGGCGGGACGTATAGCTCTACGTTTGACGTTCCGTTGACGGAGGCTGAAATCCAGCAGGGATTCACCCTAAATTCGGGCGTCACTATCAGCAGCCATGAGTCAAATACCCAGTTGGAAACGTGCGGTGATGTGCTGCAATCTGGTGATTGCCGAGACATCTTTCGCCTGACGATTTCTTTGTTCGATGCCGGGGTAACGGTCGAGCAGTTCATCCACCGGGAAGAAATGGATTTCGAGGGTTTGCGGGCGTTTACGTTTGTGGATACCGTAGCGATCAACGACTACGGGACGCTCACCGGGCTATTTGAATTGTTTGGCATAGACGCTGGATTCCCGACGGGGTTCTATGGGCCACAGTTTAGCGATCCGGCCCTGACCATTGGTTATCAAACCGTTCTGATTCAGGAGCAGGTTGTGGCCGAGGTACAGGCCATTATTGAGGCACAGGTTGAGGCCGAGGTTGTTGAGGTTGCAGCCGTTGAGCCGCCCCCTGCCCTGCCGGAGGTTACAGCATCCACCCTTCCCACTTTCTCGGAGCCGCCTGCGACGCAGACGGCAGCGGCTCCCCTTGCCGCTACCGTGGCACCTATTGAGGTCACGCCTACGCTGCCCTCACTGCCTACATTCTCATCACCGCCCGTTGCTGAAACCGCGACGGCGACGGCTGATCTTGCGCCACCGACGGCATCTGTCGAGCCTGTGATTGCCCCGATTGCACCGCCCCCCACGGAAACGCAGCAGGCCCAGAACACCCAGGCCGAAGCGCAGATTGCGGAGGTGCAGGCCCAGGCCCAGCCGGAGCCAGAGACTCGACCGGAGCCAGAGGCTCAAGCAGAGCCAGAGGCTCAAGCAGAGGCACCGCCGGAACCAGAGGCACAGGCAGAAGCGGCACCAACTACGGAGCCTGAACAGGAACAGGAGCAGGACACTGAAACGCGGGAGGCCGACGCCACCGATGACCCTGCCCCGGCGGCAAAGGAAACTCCGAAGGCTACAGCCAAGGCGTCACAAAAAGCCAAGGCAAGGCGGCGCATGACTCCGGCCATGGCTGCTCAAACTGTGGTGAATAACATTGCCCCTAGCCAGAGATATGGGGACTCGGCCCAGGTTGTCACTTTGGTGGCGATGACCCTGATTGGCGAGACGGCGGCGTTGTTAAAACAGCCCGCTTCGTTGACTGATGTCGCGGTATATACAGATGCAAGTCTGGCGGATGGCCCATCTATGGTAGACCGCCTGACGAATTATCAGATGTTTGGGCGGGCTAACGGCGTCCATGCCGCCTTGATCGAGAGCCAGTGGAGAAAGTAATGGCCGAAGTCGAATATAAAGGGATAAAGGTGGGGGGCGGCAAGCTCCTGTTTATCCTGCCGCTGCTTGGGACTTTGGGCGGCGGCCTTTGGGCGGGGTTCGAGTTCTACAAAGACTACATGGATATGCGGGAAAAGATTTCTTCCTATTCGGCCCCGGACCTATCAGGGTTCGACAAAAAGCTAGCAGTCATGGACAAAACCATGGCGGCTGTGACCAAGGAGATGGCCTCCGTTCGCAACCGGGTGCTGGAGATGCAAGAGATCGTTCGGGATACCCGGCAGGACTTGCGATCCGACGCGGCATCTCTTGAAAACTCAATTGCTGCGGTTGATAAGCGGTCCCGTATAGCCGATGCGGAGACCCGTGCAGCAATGCGACAGGCTGAGAAGACCGTGCGCGGTATTGCGGCGAGCGCAAACGAGCGGTTTGATGCTAAGATTAGTAGAGTTACCACCGCCGCACGTCAGTCTGAGAAGAACATCCGCGATATCACAGAGTCGGCGTCCGGTAGATTTGACGCTAAGATAAATGGGATTGACGCCAAGTTGAACGTGTTCGAGAAGCGTCAAGACAAGAAGTTACGCGATGCTTTGGATAATCCACTATTAAGGAAGTGACATGGGACAGAAGAAATTACAGAAAGACAGTGAGTTCGCAAAATATGATTTAGACGGCGATGGGATCGTTAGTGATGAAGAGTTGGCCACGGAAGAACGCATAATTGACTTGGAAAATCGCGACAAGAAAGAAGACGCGCAGCGCACTATGGCGTGGTATGCACTTGGCGGGATGCTGTTGTATCCTGTGTGTGTCGTCGTTTCCGTAGTAGCGGGTATTGACACTGCTGCAAAGATACTAGGTGACATGGCGGGCGTATACTTCATTGCTGTGGCTGGTATTGTGGCAGCATTCTTTGGCGCACAAGCAATGGTCAACAAAGCGCCTAAGAAATAGGGAACAAGTGATGGCGAAGAGCAAATGAATATGTTCAAGGCGGTTATATTGGTAGCGGTTGTCGCTATCGCCATGACCGTGGATTATATGCGTTGCGTTCCCCCGTGTGTTTAGATGAAAGACGGTCTGACCGCGCACGAAAAAGCGACCATGACGTGGCGATGGACGGCGTTATCGATTTACCTACTTATATGCTTTTACGACTTTATGTTTGTGCCTATATGGTATGGAATTAACCGCCCTGATATAAGCTTGTTTATGGAGATCATTAACAGCACCTCGGAGCCGATGGTTCAGATGGAGTTGATGAAGAAATTAACTGGGCAACACAGCCCGTTCACTCTCATGGGTGGCGGGTTGTTTCACCTAGCATTTGGGGCCATTCTAACCGGCTCTGCCTTTGCTAAAAGATAAGGATAAGGACTATGAAAAATATTCTATGTTGGATCGCTGATCGTATGAAAGAGCCGTCGTCCTATGCGGCGGCGGGTTGCGCTGTCGTCGGCCTCGGCGTCTTGATAGACCAACCCGGAGTCATACTGGCCGGTGCTCTGGGCGGTGCTTTGGGCTGTTTATTGAAGGAGCGCGGCGACATCTGACCGTGTTTCTGGCCATAAAGCTCGCTATTTTTATGGCGCTCCTGGCAGGTGCGGGCGGCGCATTTCTTTATGTGCGTAACTTGCAGGCCACTGTCGCGGTGCTAGAGGCGAATAACGTCAAACTGGAGTCGGCTGTTGATGAGCAGAAACAGGTCCTCGAACAGCAGGCAAGGGACACTAAGTCGATTGTCTCCGCGCACAAGAGTCAGGTGGCTTTGAACGCCAAGCTGGATGCGTCCATTAACGATCTGCGGGACAAATTCCAAAAGGTCAATGCGAGCGGGAAGAAGCGGGATATCGGCAATCTTGCAGAACAGAAGCCCGCGCTGATGACAAAGGTCATCAACCGAGGCACAAAAAATGCCATGCGGTGCATGGAAATCGCTATGGGGTCGTCGCTGACGGGGAAAGAAAAGAATGCGACCAAGAAGTCCCAAATTAATCCTGAGTGTGCCGACATTGCTAACCCTAGCTATGTTCGCTATTAGCGGCTGTAGCGCGGTCAAGCAGTTAGAGATATTTAGCAAGCCTGTCGAGCGCGCTCCGCTGGGGTTGGCTGACCCGCTGACACCGAAGATGGCGGGCATGAAGTGGGTTGTCGTAACTGAGGCTAATCAGCAGGCGGTGTTCGCGGATCTTATAAAAAACAGGCAGGATGCGGCTCTATTCGGCCTGACCGATGGCGGTTATGAGAGTCTGTCTCTCAATCTTGCCCACATTCGTAAGTACATATCTAAGCTACGTGCAACCTTGAGACATTATCGCGAATACTACGAGCCGGAAAAACAGCCGGAAAAACGAAAATAATAGGGAGGTGACAACATGGATGCCGTACTGCTCGCGGAGCATCTTTTACGGGCGATTCAGGAGCGTCGTGACCGAATATCCGAAATGCTGGTCTCTGGAACCGTAAAAGACTACGAAGAGTACAAACAACTGGTTGGCAACATTGAGTCTTTAGATTATATAGGACAGGAGTTGAGAGAAATCTTAGAAAAGGCGGATTGATGGCGCATAAATCTCAGACTTCGAAGTCGGACGAAGTTGTCTCCATAGGCAAGGCTTATGTTGACGTGGACAAACGAGTGTTGGACCCCAACAAGCTCGACCAGGATTCCTTACAGCGGATGCCCACCCCCACAGGTTGGCGAATCCTGATATTGCCGTATCAAGGCAAGGGAAAGACCGAAGGAGGGATCCTCCTTCCCGATTCTGTCGTAGAAAGAGAGTCCGTTGCCACGGTTTGTGGTTACGTTCTTAAAGTAGGGTCTCTTGCTTACGCGGATAAAACCAAGTTTCCGGATGGTGCATGGTGCAAGGAGCGTGATTGGGTTATCTTTGGGCGATACGCGGGTGCCCGCTTCCGGATTGACGGTGGGGAAGTTCGTATATTAAATGACGATGAAGTCATTGGCGTTGTACAGGATCCGGATGATATCCTGCATTTTTAACATGGAGATAAGCCATGCCTGAACAAGACCAAGAGTTTGTTGTAGATATTCCAAATGAGGGTCCTTCCGTTTCTGTGACGGTAGACAAGGCCGTAGCAGAGGAGGTCCCGCAGCATGGTGCCTCGGAGAGCGTCGAGTCTGAGGAGCATGAGGACTACAGCAAAAAGGTTAAACGTCGAATAGATCGGCTAACCAAGAAAGCCCGAGAAGCGGAAAGACAACAAGAGGCCGCAATTAATTATGCTCGGAACATCCAGGCGGAAAACCAGGACCTGAAGGTTCGGGTTCGAGATTTAGATGCGGGGTACGTTGCCGAGTACGGAGATCGGGTGGCGACCCAGTCCGGCTCCCTCGAAAGAGATTTGGAAACGGCAATAGCCACCAACGACACGGCGGCTCAAGTATCCTTGAACCGCCAGCTTTCTCAACTTGCCATTGAGGAAGAGCGTGTAAGAGCAGCAAAGCAGCAGATGGCGGGTCAGGCGCAAGCGGCGCAGCAGCAAGCGCAGCAGGCCCAAGCTCCGGCACCTCAGGCTTCGGCACCCCAGGTTCCTACTAGGGCTGACCCCAAGGCAGAGGACTGGGCATCAAAAAACACTTGGTTCGGAGAAGACGATGCCATGACCTTTGCGGCTTTTGGTATTCACAAGACTTTGATCGAAGAAGAAGGCTTTGACACAGAAAGTCCTGAGTACTACAGTGAAATAGATAAAAGGATTCGAGATGCCTTTCCTCATCGCTTCGGGGATCAGGAGGTCTCGGTAAACGGGGGACGCCGACCACAACAGTCGGTCGCCTCTGCGACACGCACCGGCAGCACCGGGCGCAAAACAATCAGGTTATCCCCAAGCGAAGTCGCGATAGCACAGAAACTCGGGGTCCCTCTAGATGAGTACGCAAAACATAAACGCTAGGAGAGTGTGTGATGGCTGAAGAACCTATTGAACGCGCTTCTCGCGCTGCCCAGACAAGAGCGGCGAAGCCGCAACGGAAACCATGGGCACCCCCGTCCTTACTGGACGCACCTCCCGCACCTGAAGGTTACAAACATAGGTGGATCCGCGCTGAAGTTAGGGGTTTTGACGACCGAAAGAACATCTCTGCTCGAATGAGAGAAGGGTGGGAATTGGTTCGTCAGGAGGAATACCCTGATTTCGAGGCTCCTACTATGGACAGTGGCCGATACGAAGGTGTCTTCGGTGTCGGAGGATTGTTGCTGGCTCGTATTCCAGTTGAGACCATTGAAGAACGCAGTGATTACTTCAATAAGATGAGTTCTGATGCGATGGCTGCGGTTGACAATGACCTTCTGAAAGAGACTCAGCATCATTCGATGGCGATTCAGAAACCTGAACGCCAGTCGCGTGTTACATTTGGAGGTCCCAAAGGACCTTGAGTCTACTGTTTTAACCCCTTTGCTTTAAGGAGCAACTTAGATGGCTAATACCAACGGAAGTTTTGGTCTTCGCCCGCTTAATAAGATGGGCGGCGGAGCCAATTCCACGGGTATTTCCACGTATTCCATGTACGAAATTGCGAACGGCAACACAGACAAGCTGTACCACGGCGAACCTGTGATTCCACTGTCCACCGGCTACATTGGCGCTCCGGGCGCTGCTGCCGGTGGAACCGTGGGCCTTTTGGGCGTCTTTCAAGGTTGTCAGTACGTTGCGAGTGCTACTGGAAAACCCACGTGGAGCAACTACTGGCCCGGTTCCGGTGCTGATAGTAACCACCCTGTACAGGCGTTTATCTGCGACGATCCGATGCAGCTTTACGTGATTGCAACGGATGCCACCTGGACATCCAAGGCTACGGCCCGTGCCGCAGTCTTTGCCAACGCCAACTTCTCGACCGGTATCACCGGAACGGATGCGACTGGTTTGTCGCTCGGTCGGTTGGCAATCAGCACGATTAACACTACGGCTGCCCTTCAGATGCGGATCATGGGGTGGGTACAAGACTCGCTCAATGAAGATTTCACGGCTGCGGGCATTGGTGCAATCGTTCGGTTGAATAACCACTTCAATAGCAACAACGGTGCTATTGCGGCTGGTACTCCTTCAACCACTGGCGTATAGGAGGGTTTGAATAATGGCTATTAGTAGAGCCCAACTCGTAAAGGAGTTGGAACCCGGCCTGAACGCATTGTTCGGAATGGAGTACGATCAGTATGATCGTGAGCACGAGATGATCTTCTCCATGGAGAGTTCGGACCGCGCATTTGAGGAAGAAGTCATGCTGTCCGGGTTCGGTGCCGCACCTACGAAAGGTGAAGGCAGCGCGGTTGGCTATGACGACGCGCAGGAAGCGTACACCGCTAGGTATACGATGGAGACTATCGCACTTGCCTTTTCCATCACGGAAGAAGCGATTGAGGATAACCTCTATGACCGCCTAGCCTCGCGCTACACCCGTGCGCTTGCTCGTAGCATGAGCCAGACGAAGCAGGTTAAGGCCGCAGCGGTTCTTAACAACGCTTTCGACAGCGCGTATACGGGCGGGGATGGCATCGAGCTTTGTGCTACGGACCATCCGCTCGTTAGTGGCAGCACCTTCCGTAATGAACTGACCACGGCGGCAGATCTCAATGAGACGAGCCTAGAGCAGTCCCTTATTGATATTTCCAGCTTTGTTGACGAGCGGGGCCTCAAGGTCGCCGTTCGTGGAATGAAGCTGGTTATTCCGAAGGAACTCCAGTTCACCGCGGATCGTCTCTTGGAGTCTACCCTCCGTACCGGTACTGCTGATAATGACATCAATGCAGTGCGGAACATGGGCATGCTTCCAGAAGGCTACGACGTTAACCACTTCCTGATTGACACGGACGCTTTCTTCATTATTACGAACGCGCCCAACGGCATGAAGGGCTTTAATCGCGCTGCGGTTAAGACTTCAATGGAAGGGGACTTCGATACTGGCAATGTGCGGTACAAGGCCCGAGAACGCTATGCGTTTGGTTGGTCGGACCCACGCGGCATCTTCGGTTCACCCGGAGCGGCCTAAGAACGGCATAATGGGGGGGAGGGCTTTACGCTCTCCCCCTTGCTTTCTGGGAATAATAGCCCTAGCGACTGTCCCAGCAGACGCTTACGAAGACTCTAGGGCAAATCTCTCGTAAGGAGAAATTAAGATGGCCAACACAACTTTTAATGGGCCCGTCCGTTCGGAGAACGGCTTTAAGGACATTTCTATTGCCGACGCCACGGGTGCGGTAACGACTAATAGTACTTTCAGTAACAACACCACCATTGGCGGCACTCTTGGTGTCACCCTTGGGATTTCTAACCCTACCGGTGTCGTTGCGCCGAGTATCACGGCCAAGACACAAATGGCGAACGCTTTTAGTGCCGCCTTGGTGAAAAACACCCACTATTTAACTCCTGCGGATGGCGCGGCCTTTACAGCAACGCTCCCTGCACAAGCGTCCTCCTCCTCGGGGGATGTCATTATCCTTGAGTGGCAGGTCGTTGTTGATAATGGGGCTACCCAAAAAGTTGGGACCGCCGGTGAGTTTTTCATGGCGAAATCCGCTGTTTATCGCATGACGGGTGCCACTGGATCCGCTGTTGGTCTTATTCAAAGTGTTGATGCTGCTGACGGTACGGGGGACGATTTCCTGAACTTTATTGGTCTTACAAATTCTGGCCCAGGTATTGGAACTTACGCAGTGTTTACCTTCAACGGAAGTGTGTGGAGAGCCGAGGCGCGTTGTACCTCTTCGGGCACGGGTGCGGCTGCAAATCTTTCGGTGTTTGCTACAACTTAATTAGTTGGGTGGGGGTGTAAAAGCCCCCACTCCTTTAGTAGGAGCTTGACATGGCGGATGCCGTAACGGCTACAACGGTGCAAGATGGTCCCAGAAAAGCTGTCATCTACTGCACAAACACAAGCGACGGAACCGGGGAAGCGGCTGTTGTTAAAGTAGACGTGTCCGCACTTGCGAGCTTGCAAGACGGAACGGCCTGCACGGGGGTCCGTATTGAGAAAGTCACGTTTGCCAATGTCGGAATGGGCGTCAAGCTTCTCTGGGACGCCTCCACTGATGTTATTGCAGTCGAGCTTCCTGCGGATTACTCGGACACCTTGGATTACTCGGACATGAGCGGTCTTCCTAACGTTGCGGCTTCTGGCGGCAAGACGGGAGATATTCAGCTAACGACTGTGGGACACAGCAGCGGAGACACCTACTCAATAGTGCTTCACTGTTTAAAGGATTATTCATAAGGCCTTAAAAACGCCGGGTGACATGAGAGGTTTCGTATACCATGGCTGTTTCCGGTTCTAAGGATTTTGAGCTTAACGTAGCTGAGTACATCGAAGAAGCCTTCGAACGCTGTGGTGCGGAGTTCCGCACGGGGTATGATGCGGAAACGTCCCGCCGCTCTTTGAATCTTCTATTTGCGGACTGGGCCAATAGGGGCCTGAATCGGTGGACAATTAAACAGTTCACCCAAACTCTCGCTGTAGGGGTGGAGGTATATCCGGTAGGGCTTATTACGGCGACTGTCGGGGCCTCCGCCAGCCTTACTGTCGGAGAGACCATCACCGGTTCTAGCAGTGGCACGACGGCGCAGATAATAACAAAGCCTACTTCCACCACCCTTACCGTCACGGTTCCTTCGGGCGCATTCACTGCCGGGGAAACTATCACGGGAAGCAGCAGCGCCGCGACTACCACAATAAGCGCAGACCCCAGCCTAGCTGACGTGCGGTCAACCGTAGATATTTTGACCGGCGTAGTTCGCAGGAGTAGTTCGGATATTTCGATCACTCAGATAAGCCGGGACACATATCTGACCATCCCAACAAAGTCCACCACCGGGCGTCCGATACAGTTTTACTTTGACCGCCAGATAACCCCCGTACTTAAACTGTGGCCGTCTCCCGAGAACAGCACAGATCAATTCATCTACGACCGGATGGTGCGACTAGACGACGTGGATGCTTCGGTAAATACGGTAGACGTGCCGTTTAGGTTTTACCCCTGCTTGGCCGCGGGCCTAGCCTATTACCTAGCCCTGAAACGCGCCCCTCAAAGGGTGCAGATCTTGAAGGCCATCTATGAGGAAGAGTTTGAGCGGGCCGCCTTGGAAGATAGAGACAAGACAAGTACATTTGTTGTTCCGTCCTATCCTTACCTGAGTGCGACCGGTTGATGGCTAGATTCGCTTCGAATAAATACGCCCTTGGCATTTCTGACAGAAGCGGTGCTGCGTATCCTTTGCGTAACATGCGGAAAGAGTGGACCGGCATGCTTGTTGGAAAGGACGAGTGGGAGTCCAAGCAGCCGCAGCTAACTGCTCTTAGAGTTGTGGCGGACCCCGAGGCTTTACGTGATGCCCGGCCCGACAGGACGGAACCTGCGGTAGCCGTTCTGTTGTCTTTTAATGCTTTTACTTCTGGAAGTTCCGGGTCTTCCGTTATAACCGTAAGGGAGCCGGGGAACAGCAGGAGCACGGGAGATGTTGTGCGTTTTCGAACAGTCGAGGCCTTTGACGGGTTTACGGAGGCTGTTTTGGAGGCTGCCAGTGGATATTCTGTAACTGTAGTAGACAGCAGCACCTATACCTTTACGGTTAGCGGAGAGACGGCTTCCGCGGGATCTGTTCAAGGCGGGGGCGCTGCTTCCGCAGGGCCCGTGACGCTGGTAAGTTGAGGGCTAACATATGGCGTATACATTCACGACCTTAAAAACGGCGATACAGGACTACGTGCAGAGCACGGAATCGACCTTCGTCACCCAGCTCCCGAGGTTTATTATAAATGCCGAAGAGCGCATTCTAAAGGAGTGCCAATTAGACGTATTCCGTAAATCGTCCCAGGGAACGGGAACCAGTGGTTCAGCTTACTTACAAAAGCCGTCGGACTTTCTGGCCCAAAACTCTCTAAGTGTTGTGGTATCTTCGAGCAAGACGTTTCTTTTGTACAAGCAGGTTACGATGCTTCAGGACTTTACTCCCGACCCTGCAACTACAGGAGTTCCCAAATATTATGCTGATTGGGACGAGGCAACGTTTCTTTTAGCCCCGACGCCAGGAAGCGGCTATACGTTTGAGCTACACTATCTATACCGCCCTCTATCTATTACAGAAACGGGAGACGGCACCAGTTGGCTTGGGACAAATGCCGAATTGGCCCTTCTGTACGGGTCCCTGGTTGAGGCGTATACTTTCCTGAAGGGCGAGGCGGATCTTTTGGGCTTGTATAACCAGCGTTTTCAAGAGTCCCTGCAATGGTTAAAGAACCTTGGAGAGGGGCTGCAAACCCGAGATCAGTACCGGTATGACCGTGTTCGAAAGGATGTAGCGTGATGTTGGGTGCGTCTGGCAATGGCAGTTTGGGGGACGTGCTTGTGTTCACGTCAAACGACGGGGGCCACACGCCTGACGACATAGCCGAAATGGCCTTGAATAAGATAATATCTGTTTCAGAGGACGCTCCTTCTTTCATACGGGATCAGGCCTTGGCACACAGAGATCGGTTGAAAAAAGTCCTGGTTTTTTATATGAATAAGATGGCCCAGAGCGAACGTACAACACTCTGGGCGTTGTTGGAGAAACAGGGCCACGCCGACATGGCAGAGATTATAAGGAGACTGTAATGGCTATCGGAACCTCCGCAATATGCGGAACATTCAAGAGAGAGGCGTTGGCGGGGATCCATTTCCTTACCGCACACACACGCACCGGATCGAGCGCCATCTCGGCGGATGCCTTTAAAATCGCCCTTTACACCAATTCCTCGGCTTTTGATGCGGACACTACGGGGTATTCCACGAGCGAAGAAATCTCGGGGACTAACTACACCGCAGGCGGCAACACGCTGGCTAGTGCCACGATTGGTCTCGGGGACAACAGTAGCAGCGTTCCGACAGCCTTCGTGGATTTTGCAGATTCTACATGGTCTACGGCGACCATTACGGATGCCCGAGGGGCCCTTATTTACAACAGCAGTCTCGCCACGGCGGGTACGGGGTCTACGACTAACCATGCCGCAAAGCCTTCGGTTGCAGTCATTAACTTTGGTGGTGATAAGTCATCCAGCGCGGGAGACTTCACCGTCCAGTTTCCGACCAATGACGCAAACACCGCGATTATCCGGGTAGCGTAATGGCAATAGTCGCCGGTTGGGGCCGAGGTACTTGGGGCGAGGGGACGTGGGGTAGTGAAATTCCCGTCTCCGTCACGGGTGTGTCGGCTGCGGCGGAAGCGGGGGCGGTAGCCTTTCCGAAGGATGTCCCGGTCACGGGTGTGTCGGCTGCGACTGCGGCGGGTTCGGTATCTACAGTAGGAGAGGCAAACGTCTCTCTTACGGGTGTGTCGGCTGCGACTGCGGCGGGTTCGGTATCTGTAGTAGGGGAGGCGAACGTCTCCGTCACGGGTGTGTCGGCTGCGACTGCGGCGGGTTCGGTGCAGTTGAACTTTAGGTTTACGGTCACGGGTGTGTCGGCTGCGACTGCGGCAGGCAGCGTAAACGTCTGGAATGAGATCGTTCCGGGGCAGACGGCTAATTGGGGCGCTATTGTTCCGGGGCAGACGGCTAATTGGACTGAGATGGCGGCATAGGAATATAAAATGGCTTCTTCATTTACGACAAGCTTTGGAATAGAAAAAATTGCCACGGGCGAGCAGGCCGGTGTGTGGGGGACGACCACGAACCACAACGCCGATATTCTGGATCGCATTGCTTCGTACACTTCGGTGGCGTTGTCTGGCACGACTCATACCCTCACGGTAAGAGAGGCCTCTCCGGGCGCAGGCACTGAAAACCTTCAGGACGGCATGTACCGTGTGATTAAGTTCACCGGAGCCCTCGGTGCCAACAATACGGTCACGATAGCGCCGAATACGAGTAAGGCATGGTTTATTGTTGAGAATGCCACTACCGACTCTGGTTCGAGCGGCCCCTACTCTGTAATCCTTACGCAGGGTTCCGGGGCAAATATCACTCTCCAGAATGGCAAGAATGCAATCGTGTACTGCGACGGGGCGGGTTCCGGGGCGGTTGTTTACAACGCCCTCAATGATCTGCAAATAGCTACTCTCGAAGTGACGGGCGCTGCCGCAGTTGATGGTCTTCTAACCGCCGGGGCTAGTGTAGCCGTGACCGGTAACGTAACCACGACCGGAACGGTCGAGCCCGCGGGCGACACTTCGGCATCAGACAATGCAGCCATTGGCTACGACTCTGGTGAAGGTCTTGTCCTGACGGGGCAGGGCTCGACCAACGACGTGACGATCAAAAATGATGCCGACGGCGAAGTGATGGGCGTCCTTACCGGGACAACGACCGCGGCGTTTACTGGACAAGTGACCGCTACCGGATTTACCGGAACTCTGGACGGAATTTTGGGGTCGGGTACTGCGGCTGCTATTTCGGGCACGACCATTGGCGCAACTGGGAAAGTCACTGCTGCCGCTAAACTTGATATGAATGGCACTGAGATTATTCTGGACGCCGATGCTGATACGAGTATTACAGCAGATACGGATGACCAGATTGATATTAAGATTGCTGGTGCAGATGATTTTCAATTTACTGCTAATACATTTACAGCAGCAGCCTCCTCAGTTGTAGCCCTTGACGATGGTGCGGTGGCAACTCCAGCACTAACTAATACTGGTGATCTCAATACTGGCATCTACTTCCCCGCCGCCGATACCGTTGGTATGGTCACTGGCGGCACGGAGCAATTCCGGTTTGGCAGCAATCCTATTCCCGGTGGTAATAAGAATTTAGTTTTGAATCCGGCGATGCAGATTGCCCAGAGGGGCACCTCTTTCACTAGCTACGGAGCGACTGCCAACGAATACTCGTTGGACAACTGGAAAATTAGTGTTGGCGGCAGTGCATCTGCACGGTGGACAGTTTCACAAGAAAGTTCTGGCGGTGTTAACGGGAGAAGTAAGTGGCTGAAAGCACTTAACACAACTGCCGATACTCCCGGCGCAGCGGAAGGACAGGCAATTTCTGCTCCTTTGGAAGGCAACAGCATTCAGGCTTTGCGAAGAACTGGCGGCGGCACAAAGGCGTCAACGCTGTCTGCCGATGTTATTGTTCACGCAGACGGGGGGTCATCGCTGTCTTTTCCGGTGACAATTGCGGTTGCCCTGATTATTAATGATGGAGGCAACGATAGACAGATAGTCACAGACATCTCCATTACATCTGCTGATACTTGGCAAACAATTGAATTTAATGCGCCAGCAGATACTTCTGGAAACGGTCCTAAAAACGATAACACCAGATCAGGGAATGTTGTTTTCACCTTGGCAAGCGGCAGTAATTTCAATATTACGGCGGACACATGGGAAAACAACACCAATATCCCCTTGAATACCAGCAGCACAGAAAATCTAGCCGACGCCACAAACAATTATATTGGGTTCACAAATGTTCAGTGGGAGGTGGGGGACGTTGCGACAGATTTTGCACATGAAGATATCGGGACGACCTTGCAGAAGTGCCAGCGGTATTTTCGCAATACGGTTAGTGCAAACGACATAGCTTTTGTCAATCTACGCCTTAATACTACAACTCAATCAGTAGGTGTTGTTGATCTTGGTGCTCCGATGAGAACGGCACCAACGCTCACTATAAGTGACGTATCTCATTTTCAGGTTGGTGCTAATGGTGCTGTCGATGAGGTAAGTGCTTTTACAATCAATAATGCTAGTGAGCAATATGTTGAATATCTAATTTACACTGCCGCCAGTTGGACAGCAGGTTCAGCGGCTCAAGCAGAAACTAAATCAGCATCCGCCACAGTTTATTTATCAGCGGAGTTATAGCAATGAAATATTTCAAACACACTATTGCGGAGTATGGCCGGAAACGCACAAGATATTTTCAGCCTGAAGACACGAATATATGCATCCCAGAGGCACCGGATAATTCAGATTACATCCGAATGATGGAAGCCGTCGAGGCTGGCGAGGCTGAGATTGAAGAGGTCGATGATACGCCCGTGCCGACATGGCAAGACAACCGCATTGCGGCTTACGGCTCTTGGGGGGAACAGCTTGACATGATGTATCACGGTACATGGGAAGATCATGTAGCCGCCGTGAAGGCAGCACATCCAAAGCCATGACCCGCATGATGGAAGAGGTCGAGGCGGGCACGTCCACCATCGAAGAAATTGACGATACGCTGGAATAGCCATGCTCAATCTGGAACACCTTGTTTATCACAATACCGGCGACCCGGAGCCGGGGCAGCTGACGCTGATGCGTCCATTCGGCCCGGCGCTGGGCCACACCAAGCTGCCCGACGAGATCATAGACGCCTTCAACGCCGACATCGACAAGGGCACGGACGGGCCGGACTGGTCCGACAAGCTGGTCGGCAAGGTCGATGCGGAGCATCTGATCCCCTCCGAGGTGCTGGACCCGCATAAAAAAATTGAAGATGCAGATGGGTTAAGGAGCAGCCCGAATGCCTCTTTCTAGAATCCAGTTCCGCCCCGGCATCAACCGCGAAAGCACGTCTTTCGCGAGCGAACAGGGCTGGTTTGATTCTGATTTAATCCGGTTCCGAAAGGGATACCCCGAAAAGATAGGCGGCTGGTCAAGCATCAGCAGTGGCTCTATTTTGGGGACGGTCCGGTCTCTCAAAACGTGGGTTACCCTGGCCGCTTTAAAGCTCATGGGGGTGGGCACTAACTTAAAGTTTTACATAGAGCAGGGCACGACCTTCTTCGACATTACCCCCATTCGCAGCACGGCCACTCTGGGCGCTGACCCCTTCACGACGGGGAGCGCCGGATCGGGAGAAATTACCGTAGTTGCGGTCGGTCACGGAGCCTTTGAGGGGGACTACGTGACCTTTAGTGGGGCGACAACCGTAGACGGTCTTACGACCTCCGACCTCAACAAAGAGCAGGTCATAACTCAAGTCGTATCAGCCAACAGCTACACTCTCGACACGGGCGGCAGCGCCTCCTCCGGTGCCACCGCGGGGGGCGGCTCTGCGGTAATCGCGAACTACCAGATCAGCGTAGGTGCCTCCGCCCAAGTCGCCAACGGCCCCGGCTTCGGGGCCGGGTTTTTCGGCGGCCCCACTCTTACTTACTCCATGACGACCCTGAATGGTGCAATAAACGACAGCGCCACCTCCATAATTCTCACCTCTGCCACGGATTTTGAGACGGCGGCGTCCACCACGGGCGCTGCCGTGGCCGTCGTAGACACCACTATTACCGTTGCGAATTCTTCTGGATTCCCGTCAAAGGGGACGGTCAAGATAAACAGCTGTCTCTTATACACATCTCCGAGCCCACGAGACGGACTCCTATCT